CAGTTATAATACTACTACGGCTTTCGTATCGAGCTTTAATACTACTATAGGCACAGATAAAGATACTACTACAGCCTTTAATACCTCGACTACCTTTGTATCGAGCTTTAATACAAGTATTGCCACAAGCCGTACTACTACTTCTACTTTTGGTACTAGTAATGTTACTGGTACGGCTTTTAATACTACTACAGCTTTCGTATCAAGTTTTAACACTACTATAGCTACAAGTCGTGTAACTGGTACAAGTCGTGTAACTGCGACTAATCGTGCAACTACAACTGTGTTTAATACTACGACTGCGTTTATTACTACCTTTACTACAAGTATCGGCACCAATAGAAGTACTTCTACAGTATTCAGCACAAGTCGTCTAACTGGCACTAGTCGCGCAACTACTACTGCGTTTACTACCGTATTCAATACAACAAATACTACTGCACGTAGTACAACCACTACATATAATACTGCATTGGCTACAGGGACAAGTATTGGAACAAGTAGGGCTACAAGTACTGTGTTTAATACTACGCAGTCTACTACTACCGCATTTACTACTGTGTTTAATACTACGACTGTGTTTAATACTACTAAGTCTACTACTACAGCGTTTAATACTACTACAGCGTTTAATACTACTACAGCGTTTACTACAGCTTTCGATACTGCATTGGGAACTAGTAGAAGCACAGCGTTTAATACTACTACAGTGTTTAATACTACTCGGGCGACTACGACTGTATTTAATACTACGACTGTATTCAACACTAATCAGTCCACTACCACGGCGTTCACTACTGTATTTGGTACTAGCGTAAGCACAAGTAGAGCAACTGGTACTGCGTTTACCACAGTATTCAACACTAATCAGTCCACAAACACTGTGTTTAATACGTCACTCGCGACTAGTAAAGCTACAAATACTATTGTTAATACCGTATTTGCAACAGTATTAAGTACCTCTAGAACTACAAGTACTGTATTTAGTACTGTATTTGGTACTAATAAGCCAACAAACATTAATACTACTACTACGTTTGTAACGACGTTTAATACATCGTTAGGAACAAGTAAGGCAACAAATACAGGTATATCAACTGTATTCGCAACAAGCAAGGCAACAAGCAAGGCTACCGCTACGTCCATACTCACAGATACCACTGTATTCGAGAGAATTACTGAAGGTAATGTAGTAACGGAAGTAAGTTCTGGCTCTGCACACAACACAATTTACTGGGATGGATCACAATGGACAGAAGTTTAGAAGAAGAGATAAAATCAATGTCTCGAAGGTTAGAAACAACTTTAGAGATAATCATGGAGCACTTTCGAGAAACGGAAGATCGCTTAGAAGAACTGGAAGACAAAATAGAGGAGTTGTCAAGTGGCGTTAGAGAGGTTAGCTGAGAATGATGTACTTGGTAATCCAACTGCACACTTTTTTAAATCTGGTAATATTATTCGTGGAGAAGAGAATGATAAATTATCAGAACTTAGGGAGCTGTTACCAGTTATAGGGCCAGAGCATACTCGTGTAGAGTATGATGTTTGGTATGACCTTGGGGATAAAGAGAAAGTGCATGGTTATGTATATACTGATGCCATGGCTAAATTTATCTATCTTCGAGTAGCTGGAGCATATTTCTCGCATAAAATTATGGTAGAAGCTGCAAAAGAAAAAATAACCGAAGAAGGGGAGAGAATTTTCGAAGATTTGGGAAAGAATAGCGTAGATAAGTATAGACTTAGAAAAGCGCGGGAAACCTTCCCATTTGTAGTATTTTTACCTGGCACCAATATAATAAACGATGCCGTTAATTGGGACAAATTAGATAATGCTGTAAAGCAAGGCGCAAAGTTAAAATGCCACCCATTATCTGCAGCAGGACTTGTAGCCAATCTAAAGCATAAATATGGTGCAGATAACATATTAGATAAGAAGTTATCGGGGCACCAACTACTAGCAGGCGCTAGTATAGTAGGTTGTTGTGAGAACTCTGAGATGGGGATTGTAGCTCTTGCTCAAGGTAAGACTACTTATCTTTTTGGTAAGGGGGCAAAACATCTAACCTACAGTGCTATATATAATACCGTTTGGGCGGGTGGTAAACCTAATAAAGATATGCTAAAAGCTATTTTATCTTCAAAGTATTCTGGTCTAGTTCCTGTAGTTAGTGATACTCCGGCAGACTATATAAATTCATTTTTTAACTATTACAAGGATATGCCGCATGTCAGCCCTAGAAATATTAGTACTTGAGTCTAACGATTTAACTTCTCTAACGGTTAACTCAATACGTAAGAATATGCCAAGAGCAAAGTATAAAGTAGTAAAATGTGGAGCTAGTAAGGTAGGAACAGCACTAGCACATGCCACAGATACTACACTAGTAGTAACGAGCGGGCTAGTGCTGAATATTAGGCAGGGAGACCTTCCTCCAGATTCTAAACTTAAACAGTATGCTATTTCTGTTAGTAGAGAGGGGGTGTATGTAGATCACCCAAAGCATGGAAAGGTATATGAACTTATTAACAGCCCCATTACTAAAGGCTTTGTAGATTTATCAATTTTTGTAATAAATCCAGATAGCTGGTATGAGATGCCAAAAACAGATGCTGGTATATTTAAAGATAAGAAATGCTTGTATATGCCAAGATACATTAATCATAAACATGACGTAATAATAAAAGACTGCATAGGTGGATATGAAGCATTTAAATATGGTATGGCAGGGGAAACGGCGGCGGTATATAATTATATTCCACACTTACTCTCTGGTGAAGCCACACCAATAGAAACAATTGCATATTGTTTTGATAAATTAGAAGAATACAGCGGAGGTCTATCGCCCGAAGCCAAGGCTAGAGTTTGTAAACTAGCCAAGAAAACTAAGGTGCGTGTAGGTAAAATGCGAAAAGGCTTATTTGAGCTAAGTTTAGGAGACTAATAATGAACGAAGAAGAAGAAGTACTTGTTGTAATCACATACGAAGGTGACGAATCTGTTGCTAAGCCAGGCATGACAGAATTCCCTTCAGAACCAGAGGAATTGTAATGATAACTTATAATATGCCAATACAGTATATAGGCACTTATGAGAATGAGATAAAGTTGGGATTTGCTGAACTAATGCCTGCTAATAGGTACATCTCTAGGGATGATCTTGCAGACTCCGTACATAATCGGGGCACCCCAACTTACAGCTTAGAGTACCCAGCACTAATAAAGAATAGAAACTCTAACATACTTATGAAAGGGTCTTGGGATGTAACATGGGAATGGGATGCAGGGACTTTTACAGAGGCTGATGTAGACCAGTTTATTAATCAACCCTACCCCCACCCAAATGCAATAGCAAAAAAAGATTTTGCAAATAATACCGCATCTTTATCTATAGTGGAGAGCAATGTTCCTACTGATGGATGGCAGGACCGTAGAGCTCCTTGGATATTACCTGCAAGAATAGCTACTGTAACGGCTACCTCTGAAGCTAGCATGTTGTGTGCAACTATCTTGAACGGGCAATATGATAGGTATAGCATTCTCAGCAATACCGTATCCCCTGGTGCTAGTATTACTGTGGAAAAGATAGGCGATGTGCATTGTTATATGATTCTCGGTGGGCCTTTAATGAAAGATACTACTCAGCTATCTGCATATACGGCGTATAAACTTACATCCCCTAGTATCACTATGACGAATACTGGCACTGAACTAGTTCGAATAGTCAGAATAAGTAAATAAGGAGAAATATAATGTGGAACCCAATTAAAATAACAAAGTCTCTTTACCACTTGCTAACCACATATGGTGAGATACAGACTCAAAAAGGGTATACTGAAGATCTAAAAGGCGATCCTAGATTAGATCATGTCTTAGTGCTCTACCGAGAATTAAACTTTCCTTTCGGTTGGGTCTCTATGACAAAGCTCAGGAATAGCCGTGCCGGTAGAGATATGGTGTGGGGACGTGGATATAATGAGTTTAACCATGTGAATGATGTGGTCCTCCCCAAGCTAACCGATCATGAATACCTAGCTACTCTAGCGCCTAATACTGTTGGGGCTCACTACTACCACCTTGTGAAACAATGGGGTCTTGAGGATCTGTATAATCAAAGATTTAAGCCCGAAGAAATGCGTCCAGATAATTCACTCTATCATAGCTTTAGTGATGATATAAGAGCTAACCACTCAAGGCACGTTATTATATCACATGATCTTTGGCACGCTATTTTTAGATACGACACATCTCCAATTGGCGAAGGCATGATTCAATCTATCTCAGCTCACCAGACATACTTTTGGCCTATGCACATTATAGGTTGGGGCGTTACTTTTAAGGAGATACTTAGAACAAAGAGCTTTGCTCCTTGGAAAGTGTGGATGGAAGGGTTGCGTATCGCAAAGGCAGCATCTAAGGATCTGCTATTGCAGTCACCGCTAGATCTGTTAGAGATGGACATTGAAGAGTGTCGGGAAAAGTTTAATATTGGGGAAGCAAGAGTGTTTGCTGAATATGTTAAAAATCGCCCAGATGATTTCCGTATGGATACTATACACCCAGAGTATAGAGATAAAGTATTCCAGGAAGCTATAGAGCTATGATTAAATGGAACTTCCCAATATTCAGGGCCATAGTAGGCCAAGGTCCTGTTACTTGGAAAAGCATATTCAAATTAATACTAGTTGGTTGGGGCTTAAAGATACTTCTCTTTAATACGGTAGCTATTCTCTATTTTGATGCCGCACCATTTCCAGTATTTCGATTTATTGGGTACTTATTTAATTCTACTACCTGTAACTATTACTGTAATTTATAGTCCATAAAAAAGCCCCGATTAAGGGGCTTTTCCATTATTCACCAGACTTGAATTGCTCCATGCCTTCTTTCAGCATTGTAGTATATCCAATTTGTTGCATCTCAACTCTTTGTAGCTCTAGCTTCAGTCGATTTAACTCATCGGTACAATGTGATAGTTGTGTTACTGAGTGTTGTACTACCTCTGGCAAATCTTCGTAATAATACTCTACGTTGTCAATGGTAATTGCGTGCTTTTCGTAAGTTACTTCTTCTGTCATTTTATATTTCCCTTTATTTAAATATGTCTTGCCAATTGCCAGTGGTACTCGCTTTAGAGTATTCAGTAGCACGATTTTCAAAAAAGTTTGCGTGTTCAACGCCATTTAACATATAGTCTAGCCAATCCAAAGGATTCTTCTCACTCCCAAAAATCTTCTTCAAGCCTAGCCCTAATAGCCTTCTGTCTGCAATATATCGAATATAATCTTTGACTTGTTGAGGAGTTAAATCAGGTACATCAGCTCCTTCAAAACAAAGATCAATAAACGCATCTTCTAACTCTACTGTACGTTCCGCTGCACAATAAATTTGGTACTTGAGATCATCATTCCATAATTCTGGGTTTTCTTGAATGAAAGTCCTAAATAGCTGGCTCATACCTTCTACATGTAAACTCTCATCCCGAACAGACCAAGTTACAATCTGCCCCATACCCTTCATTAAGTTGTGTCTTGGGAAATTTAGTAGAATTGCAAAACTACTAAATAACTGTACACCTTCAGTAAACCCAGAGTAGATAGCCATTGTTTTAGCAATATCCATCTTAGTTTCCATACCAAAATTACTCAAGTACTCGTGCTTATCCAGCATTTCTTTGTGCTCAAAGAACTTCTGGTATTCATCATCACCAAACCCAAGGGTTTCTAACAATAATGAATAGGCTTCCTGATGCACTGCTTCCATAGCGGCGAATGCAGATAGCATCATTCTTATTTCAGGCTGTTTAAATGTTGGTAAATAATGCGTAGCATAACCACAACATACATCTACGTCAGCCTGTGTAAAGAATCTAAAGATATTGGCAATAAGTTTCTTATTACCATCTGTCATCTTCTCTCGATAGTCTTTCAAGTCATCTGCAAGGTTAACTTCATCAGGTAGCCAGTGCATATGCTGTTGCGACTTATAATGTTCAAAAGCCCAAGGGTAGTTGAACGGTTTGTAATACTCTCTTTCGTCTAATAAACTCATCTCTATCCCTCACAAGAAAGGCAAATGCTTTCATCTATACTTGTAAACATGTACTTCCTTAAAGCCTCATCAGATACTGTTTCGGCGCGTTTCATTGCTTCACTACGCAAGTAATATAATGTTTTTACCTTTTGTTTCCAGGCCATCATATGTACTGCATGTAGTTCTTGTTTAGACACGCTTGCAGGGAAGAATACGTTTAGTGACTGACTTTGACAAATGTAGGCTTGTCTATCTGCCGCAAACTCAATAACCCATCTCTGGTCTATTTCAACCGCCGTTTTAAATACGTCTTTAGTGTACTCATCAAGGAAATCAAGATGCTGAACACTTCCGCTATTTGTAATAATAGACTTCCAAACTTCATCCGTATTTTGCCCAATCTCATCGAGAGCGAACTCCAGATACTCATTTTTAAGAAGGCTTGAACCACTCTTAGTTTTTTGAGTAAACGCATTAGCTCTATAAGGCTCAATACTAGGACTAGTATTGCCACAAATAATACTGCTACTAGCATTAGGGGCAACAGCAAGAAGATGAGCATTACGAACCCCCGAACCGACACCATCAGGGCACTCACCCCTTTCAATTGCGAGCTGTCTTGTTGCACGAACTGCTTCCTCCTTTAATCGCTTAAACATTCTATTGTTTGCACCTTTTGCAAGGACGCTTTCAAAAGGAATATTATGGCGCTGTAAGTACGCATGGAACCCCATTGCTCCCAGGCCAATACTTCTTTCTCTTTCTGCACTTAACTTTGCTCTGTATAGCTCATCTGGTGCGTTTTCGATAAAATATGTTAATACGTTATCTAACATTCTTACTAGATCAGGTATAAATTGGTCATTGTTCTTCCACTCATCATACTCTTCTAGATTTACACTTGATAGACAACATACTGCTGTTCTTTCACTTGTAGTCGCAAGAGTAATCTCAGAGCAAAGATTAGAGTGATGTACCTGTAACCCTAAATCTTTCTGAAATTGCGGTAAAGCTGCCTGAACTGTATCTTTGAACATGATATACGGTTCGCCAGTTTCAACGCGATTCTGGATCAATTTTACCCAAAGTGTTTTAGCTGATACAGTCTTCACTACTCTCTTGCTATGTGGGTCAATCAACTCCCAGGAATCATCAAAACCCGCAATAGTAGTAGCTAGGTAAATAAGCTCCATGAACTTATCTGGTATAACAACAGCATGATGAAGATTAGTAGATTTTCTATTAACGTCACCCCCAGTAGGCTTACGTATATCAAGGAACTCTTCAATTTCTGGGTGAGTAATGTCCAAATATGCTGCATAACTGCCTCTCCGTGTTACGCCTTGCGAGAATGCTAACATCTCCGCATCGACTACTTTCAAAAATGGGATTACTCCAGTACTTTCCGACCCCGCAGAGGTTTTACTCCCTACAGAACGAATATCATTCCAGCACCCACCAATACCACCACCAACAGAAGAAAGAAAAGCATTTTCTGTGTAGTGACCCGTTATACCTTTACGACTGTCTTCTGCATAATTCAAAAAACAACTAATAGGCATTCCTCTGTTTGTACCGCCATTCGTAAGAACAGGAGTAGAGAACATGAACCATAGCTTACTAGCATAGTCATATAATCTTTGTGCGTGTTCCTCATCATCCGCGAAGGCTTTTGCAGCACGGGCAAACGCGTCTTGAGGGGAGTTTTCGCCCTCTACTAAATATCTATCCTTTAGTGTTTTAATACTAAATTCAGATAAATAGTTATCTCTTTTATAGTCAATCCGCATTCATCATTCTCCGCTCAATTTCTGACACGTTGTCAGCCCCAATTGCATCATCGCAATATGTTACTAAATCCATTAATTCATAGTTCTTTAGCAGAACTTCCCCATTTTGGTTTAACTCCTGAATATACTTATAATGTCCTGGGATAGGCAAGCTATCATAGATAGTCAGTGCATCCCCATACTCCTTTATTAACTGCTCTGCTCTTTTAGGGCCGATGCCATTAATGCCAGGAATATTATCACCTTTATCACCTGTTAAACACTTAAAGGATATATACCCATCTCTGGTTACGTCATAGTGGTCAGACCAGTTTTCTACTGTTACTTCTTTACGAGTTACATAAGAAAACCTATGTACTCCATCTTGTATTAGTAGATCCCAGTCACGGTCACTTGACACTAGCCAAATATTACTTAAACCGTACTCTTTTTTTCTTTTAACAAGGTGGGCAGCAAGATCATCTGCCTCTACACCTTTGAACCGTAATACTTTGTAACTTTCAGACAGCAGTTCTAGCGTTGCTTCATACTCATCAAAAAAGTCTTTGAAAGCCTGTGCTTCTGCCTCTGTTTGTGTCTCGTATTTATCTTTTCGGTTCTGTTTATACTCTGGTAAAATCTCCTTTCGGTAGCTAGACGATCCCCAGTCGGCTGTGATAATCACATTCCCACATTTATAAGACGTTGCTAAAGATTTTACTGTTGTTACATAATCATGTCTAAAGTCTGATCTTCCTGCATGCTTCCATCGGAAGGCTAAGTTCAGGGCATCCACTACTAGAGTAGAGCCTGCCTGTATATCATTAAAATTAAAAGCCACCGATAAACTCCACTGTTTCGTTTTTTAACCATTCTTCTGCAAGTAGTGCATAACAATTTAGAAACGAGATGTAGATCCAATCTTCACAGACGTCTGGCTTCTCTTCTGTACACACGAATACTTTAGAACGATCATACTTAAAAAATAATAAAGGCTTTTGTTGGCCTCCTCCTGCCTGGATTACTACTTTCTTCCACCAACGAATCAGATCATTCGTCTTAGGCTGGGTAAACATTTTATCGCTCAAGGGTGATTCTTTATAGTTCTTTACTTCTATACAGTAATGATTTCTCTGATTGGGGACGTATAAGTCCCCTTTCAGATATTCAAGTGCCCCAGAAGCAGGAACTCTTTCAAACTTCAGTCCGGTCATCTCCCTTAGCATGTCCCGTACTAGATACTCCCCCCTCGCTCCCTTCGCTCTCGAATCTACCATCTTCTTCCCCTTCTTCTAGGATTTTTATCTCTGATAACCCTAACTCTTTTCTAGTTTGTGGATGCATCCACCAAATACGACGTCTGCCTGCTCCCATTATTCTAGTCCACTTACGTTTCCGTTCTTGACTACCTCTATCTTCTCTAGTAGTGGGTGCGTCCATCCATGAGATACAATATAAGTATTTAAGTCTTCCTTTAGCAATACTTCTACCATCTTCTCGCGACCAGCATCATCTAGTACGTTGATAACTTCATCTAAAAATAAAATATTGATCCTGGACTTTGAAATACTACTCATTAACTTGCGAATTGCGATAAGGGTAGCGGTATTCACTCTAGCCAACTCTCCAGAAGAAAGAGCTAGAATGTCTACTATGTTACCGTTATCTGTGATCTGCACGTTCAGCTTATCGTTTGACACTACAAATTCAAGTGTAAAACGACCGTCTGAGAGTTCGCCTAGGTACTCATTTGTTAACTCTTCTAACTCTTTTACTAGATTTTCTATCTTGTACGCCAGTAAGCCATTTGTGCTAAATGCTTTCTTTAATACCTCTAAATTATTATCTAACTTACTATACTCATCTAATTCTGCTTGGCACTTATTCAACTGATCCGTGAACTTATCTGTTTGCTCTTGGATTACTTGGATTCGGGTGTTTCTACGGGTTCTATTTTCGTTTTCTTTCGATACCAGTTCCAATCGTCCTCTTGACTCTTGTATTCTACTCTGTAAGCGTGATATGCTGCCATCAAGCTCTCCTTTGTCCACTGGCTCACTCTGTAGCCCCTGCTCGATAGATCTATACAGGTCTGCCCAGCTTTCCGCAGCTTTGGTATTAGCGGTGAAGATACTATTATTTCTCTTAATTCCCTCAATTTCATTAGTTAACTCCTGTATTCTACTCGTAGCTGAGGACGCTTTTTCGGCTTCCGCGTCAATAAGGCCCTGTTTAAACAAATTATCAACAGATTGTTCACAAGTAGGGCAGTGATCACCCAATCCTTGTAACTTTGTTAAAAGACGTTGAGCACCCGCAGCGACTGCTTTTAGACTCCCAACCTCAGACTGTAACCCATCATAGCTTTCTAGACTAGTTATATCTGAGGCATTTATTGCTGTAATATCAATACCTTGTATCATAGACTTGTATTGATTGTTTCTACTAATTTTTTTATTTTTTTCCGAAATATTTTGAAGTTCCATCGTTAATGAAGCCAATGCTTTCTCGTCTTCAGATGTATCCTCTTCAAAATCTAACAGAGGTAGTATATTCGTATCACTCAATTTATTGTCTTCGAGCCATTTTTCAACGGTCGCCAACTTAGAAGATACGCTTGCAATAGTTAGTCCCGTTGTTCTTGATGCGTCTTTAAAAATATCGAATAATTCGACATAATGTTCTAAGTGCAACAAATCGATCAAGAACTTCTTACGATTAGAGTCTGTAGCCGTTAAAAACTGCAAACTAGCATTTGTATTCTGGTAAACTAACTGTGAAAATGTTTTAAAATCAACACCTATAATATCTTGAATACTTTTATAGGTATTTGTAGCGGTATGGCTAGATATATCTTCTCCAGACTTTTCTAGCTTTACCTTTATATTATTACTTCGCTCTACTGTGATGGCATAATTTATACCATCTTTCATGAACGATAGATATATGTTGTACCCTTTATTAATGTAACGATTAGGGATATCGGCTTTCTTAATACCCTTCGAGTTTTTATTATAAAGTACTTCTTCAATGATTAACGGTATGGAGGACTTCCCCATACCGTTAGTACCAATGATTTGTGTTACTGTATTGTCATCTAACTGTAGCTCATTACCAGAACCATAGCTAAAGCAATTATCCCATTTCAGCTTTTGAAGCGTAATCATTATAAGTTCCTAGTATGTCTGGTATTCTTTCAGGTGAAATCTCTAAAATATAGGATAGATACTCTACTAGCTCTTCTTCTATACTCATATCTTTGTCTATAATTAAAGATGCTTCACTATTTCGTTTTACTACTTTCTTGTCGAGCAGATCAGAATTCTTAACTCCTGCTAATTCTTGGATATCGCCTTCTAACTCATAGATAGTATGGTGATATTCAGTAGGTATCATATCTTGTGGATCAGATACTGTCTTACGAATTAACTGTGGTAAGTGAAACTCTTCCCAAAACCAACTCCAATCTTTCTCATTAATAAGTAAATAGCCTGTTTTTACTTCATTTCTATGAAAAGAAGTGGTCATAGGACTACCAGGATAAACTATGTTACGTTGCGTATTGCTATGTGAGTGAAGGTCACCTGCGAACACAATCGGGAAAGCATCAAACCTTTCTAAGTCAATCTCTGGTTTCACATGAGGGGGTATTTCTCCACGAACATGAGTAAACAAAGGGTGAGCTTTATTGAACTTTTCAATGCTATCCTTCCTGTGCAAATCTGCATATGGAAGTATGCCATATCCTAAATCGTTGTCAATGTAGGATATGTCTACAATATGTATTAACGGGTTTATGTCCCTAGAGACTTGCTTCAACTGTGAAAAGAATGTTTTATTCTTTTTAGTTGCTTCATGATTCCCGTCATAAATAAGGGTTGGAATCTTTACCGCTCGAATAAACGAGAAGTAAAGCTCCAACTCTTCCATGTTTGGCAGCCTATCAAATAAATCACCACCTATAATGTGCATACTGCACTCTTTCTCAAGATCATAAATCTGCTGAAAGAATAGTTTATAGCGATTTAATGCCCACGCTACTGGGACGTTCTTCTGCCCCAGCTTTATGTGCCAGTCTGCCGTGTATAAAATCATCCTATGTTAAACTCGGCTTCGAGGGCTTCGTCGTCGTTATTAGTACTACCTGCACGCAAACGGTCAAGAAGTTCTTTCTGTGCGTCTGGAGTAGGGCGTGGCATAACGTCATCCATAGATTTAAGTTCAGCAATAGCTTCTAGCTCTGCTGCATCAAGTGGGCGGTTCTTACATTTTAGTACTTGTAACTGGTACTCAACATTGTAAGGAAGCGGGCCAGTTTTAACACGCTTGAAACAAATGTCCCAGCCTGTTACTGGATCTGTAGGGTCGCCGAGGCCATCCTGAGCAGTCTGTACGATTTGCTCCCACAATTTCTTCTTCAAGTTTACAACTTTAACCTTGCCATCAGCAGGGTCAATTACTTGAGAGGCGTAAGACCAACCACACTTCAGATCGGGATAGTATTCACGAACCCAGTCTTTTTCCGCGTTGTTAAAGCGTTCTGCATTTCTATCGAAAGACAGGCACTCTAGTGGAAGATTTTTACCGTTCTCACCTTCGATCCAGTAAACATAGCGAGCTAGGATGTCGCCAACTACTCGCATCTTATTCTCACCATCTTTGAACCCGAAGGTATCCATGCTTGATTTTTGAGCTGAGCCTTTTTGCTTATTAAATGATATAGCCATTAGTGTGTATTCTCCTTTGTGACTTCTTCATATAAGAAATGGATAGTATCCTTCTTAATACTCAGTAGCCTATTGCTGTTTATTAATTCTAAATCTACTGGACAATGCAGTATATCTAGTGTCGTTTTTCGTGAGGCGATATATTCTCCCAAACCTCTAACAGAGGCAAGGGCATAGTACTCCGCTAATTCACGTTGTGAGTACTTATAAGACTCGTACAGAAGCACGTCTGGGTGAACAAGAAAGCTCACACCGGAAAAGTTTTTATTAGAAAATTTATATATAGGGTCGTACTTATTATTAGGAATTTGCTTTTTAATAAGCATTCCCATAATAAGATTACACGAGGAGATATTGCCCCTTGCCTCTTTATAAACCTTCTGCCAGTCATATAAGAACAATATTATACACCTTTTTAGGATTGTTGTCAAGAACTATTTTTTGTGAAGTCACAGTAGTTACGATTAAGCGGAACAATTCCTGGGTGTTTAGCCATAGGCACAGAGATCGAGATTCTAGCGCTCTTTGCTTCTGCCTTATGATATATGCCTTTAGGTATATATAACATATCTCCTGGGCCTAGTACCTTATCAATTATACATTCTGTCTGTGAACCTCTTGCGTATACCTGCCATCTAACTGTTCCGATGGCATGTATTAAGAAATTATCGTCCTCATCTGCATGTATAGGAAAAGATAGCGAGCCCTCCCGTGGGGAGCAGTAAAAATGTGCGTCGGCTGCAGTATCAGGTATTGAGGCTTCTATACAACCAGCTATGGCTGAAATGTTTGGAGTAAGCATAGATGCTTTAGTAAGAATTATACTATCTCCTGAATTCCAGTGTCTTAATGCTTTCTGAACTTCGAAGCGTTCTTCTTTAGTCCAGTGTGGCTTTTTATCTGCAAAAAGGTTTCCCTTCTCCATGCAAAGTTTTCCATTTTTTGTAATTACCTGGAATCCAGATACAGCTCTATGGTTATTTATATAGTCAGAGAATTGCTTCCAAGTAATAATATCGGAAAAGAACTTCTTCTTATAGTCAGTAGCATAGAATACAAAAGGCTTTTTGCCTAGTACTAAGGTCTTAAATACGTCTTCGCTCATTGGAGCTATTAAGTCTGCTAGTTTCATAGTTGTTTTATATGGTAGCCTTGTTTCATATAGTATCCCATCCTATTTGAGGCTTGACGTTGTGCTGTCTTACCTCTAAGGTGCATATCTATAACTACTGGACTAACCTTCCCCTCTCTGGTTCTTATTACACGTCCTATCAACTGTGTTAATAGGGGTTCATTGTTAACAGGTGTACCTAATATAAGGCAGCTTAGGTTATCTACTGAGATACCTTCGGAGAATATTGCCTGAGTTCCATACAATACATTCTTATTACCCTCTAGTACCTCTAATATTAGCTTCTCTCTTTGCTCATGTGGTACCTCACCTGTAACACATACTGCTCTGTCACCAGTCAGCTCGGCGCAAGCTTTAAGGAAACTAACTCGGTCGCTTACTACTAACACTTTATGCCCTCTTGCGGCGTAGGCCGCCGCTAGCATTGCTATAGTGTGTCGATACTCCTCATCGTTTGATAATTTTGTCACTCTATTAGCCCAGGGGATGCCTGCACCGTCCATAAACCGTATTTCCGAGTAAACTATGTGTATGCTAGGCACCATATAGTTCTCTTTGGGTGGTTTAAAGATTTTACTGCCAAAGTAGTCTCGAAACACGACGTGCTTGCCATCTTTTCTTTCTATAGTGCCTGAAAGACCTATCTTATATTTACAGTAATTTGTATCTATAATCTTGGAAAAGGTAGGGCTACTAACATGATGCATCTCATCTAGTATGATAGTTCCAAATTCCTTGCGGATCTTGGGTATGTTTCGGTACAAGCTCTGAGTATTCCCAATTACGATAGGGTTATCAATTTCAAACTTACCACTGCCAATGATTCCTGCCGTAATCCCAAAGACTTTTTCTACTTCTTTTGCCCACTGGTTTCTTAGGGATACAGTGTGCGTTACAATAAGAGTTTTCTGTCCTAGTTTAGCAGCTATGGCAAGACCTGTAAAAGTCTTGCCCCAACTGACCCAAGCGTTGATTATAGCATTATCATCAATCTCATCATAGACTGCCTGTTGGCTTGGTCGCAGAGGAAACTTAAATGTTGGAAAGTCTACAGGCTTTGTAACCCGCCTATCATGTACCTCATAGTGAGCAGGAATCAAATCCACTCTGCCAATTGGTAAAGATATCAATCCACTACGAATCAACCCCATGGTTTTAATAACCTGGGGAGGATCCATCGGATTATGGGAGGGAATCATATATGTAAGTTCTTTGTCAATACTGTGCTGAAGCTCAGGAGAACAGTCCATATAGATTCTATTACTTATTACTGCTTTGCTCATAGACCCAATTCATTTTTAGATATAATATAATTTTTCACAAAGCTACTACGAACTATGTCTTCAACTTCAAACTCGATGAAGTCAAACTCTTCCATTCGTTTTAGAATCTGAAGGAAGTCTAACATACCACTCTGCCCAGTTTTTAAATCTGCCTGTCTAAAGTCCCCACAGAATATTACCCTACAATGCTCGCCCATTCGGGTGATAATTGAGTCTAGTTCGTGGAATGACATATTCTGGCATTCGTCAATAACAATAACCGCATTTCGTAATGTAATACCTCGAATAAAAGAAGTTGTCATAAAATCAACAATATTTTTAGTCTTTAGTATCTGGTACGCATCTCCTCTACCAAATAGGTCATTGCATATATCTCTGTAGGGCTCTTCGTACACAGAGGACTTTTCGCTCATATTGCCTGGCAGAAAGCCAATATCTCTAGTTGGTACGGCGCTTCGAATTATTACTAACCGCTCGTAACAATTCTTTGCCATATCATCAAATGCTAAATAGCATGAGATAAACGTCTTTCCTGTTCCTGCTAGTCCATGTAGTACTAGATTCTTATTAGATTCAAATACTTTTAATTGGTTTCTAGTAAGCGGCTCTATTTCTCTGAGTTCTAGTCCTGCGCCTGCTATTGTGCGGTTTTTCTTAGCCATAATGCTCCTACACCTTCCTTTGAGTATCCTTTAGCTGTTCCTCAGCATACTCGTAAAGCATCCACGGTATTCCTTGTAGATGCAAGATGCCCGCCCAACGCATTCCCTGCTCGGGGGGTCTCGGTACGGTAAATGGGGTCTTACACCCTTTTACCCAGATAAGTGATGCTACATCCTTTTGCACCACTTTCATAATCTTATAATACTTTAAAAGGCACATTTTAGTCTTTTCATAGATAAAGGGGAACCCGTGACTATCTATAAAATACTTTGTACTCTGCTTTAGTATTCCATTTTGTGTAAATATTGCTTTCTTTAAGGGCTGTAGCGCTTTATGTGGTGTCTGCATTCTGCGTATCCCTAAAGTGGCTCCTGGCATATTCTTATCATCTACTAGCTTCTGGTCTACAAATAATAAACCGTCTGCTAATTCCCAGTTATCTGACCATAGTAGGTATACTGGGAACTTTACTAAATGTAAGGTTTTATATGTTATTACCACTTTTCAAAGACTCCCTGTAGGCTAATCCTTCTTCTCCAGCTATCTTTGTGACGATGAATTTATACTCGTCTGTTTGTTTAAAGTTATCTATAGTTTTCTTACTTTTTGGGTTTGCGCCCTGTACGTCATCACACATAGAGCAAGGCTTTACGTCCTCTCTTCTTCCGTTTAATAAAGACCACCGTACTCTATTCATTTTTGGATCGTTTGCATACATATCCATAAGGCTTCGTTCTAGTACATGGCCTATTTTTACCTGATAAGTCCAATCATTGCAACACATCTGGTAAAACCCATTATAATCTATGAATATTTGCCTCATTGGATGCCAGCAAGGTGCGTTTCGTACTTTATTATTAAAAAAGCCAGCTCTATTATTGAAGTTATAAGCCCAAGTAATCGGTTTCTCTTCCCCCGAATTTGGCAATATAAAGCCAGGCAAATTATTCATTTCCTCAATAGATAAACCATTAGGCTTATAATACTGTTCTAGTGCTTTACCATTTGGCAAGAAAGCATAATCTCTTATACGTTCCTGGTACTCTTCTTTTGTAGTATAAGTATTAAGAATAACCTCATCAAGTTTCTTAGCGGTTTCTGTGTTCCACCATCTATCTATTCTATACCCATTAGTGGTTAATCGCAGCTTCCATTTATCTTTTGATAGCATATCTACTACTTCTAGAAACTGCGGGTGAAGAGTACTTTCTCCCCTACCCGCAAGCTCTATCCACCCACTATAATCTATAGAGCGTAGCTCGTCCATTACTTCCCTTATTACTTCAAAAGACATATGTTTATTCTCATTTGGGTAAGAATCATCTGCCCTAGGACAGAAGCTACATCTTTTATTGCAAAGGCCAGTTAGGTCTAAATCAACTCTGTAAATATTGCTGTGCATATACTTTCTCAAATTTTCCCATTGAGTAATCGTCACCTACCTCAAAGTCGCAACCAACTGCAACCCCAGGTATTGAGATGCCTCTATCCATTTGAATGAAATTTAATAATTTCTCCGTGTAATGATCTACTTCATTATCGGGCACCTCTGCTAAGATGGAGTCGTGTACTAGTGCGAAGATACGTGCCTTCATACCAGAAGTTTTAATGTACGACCCCATATCAATAGCGCCTAGTAAGTTAATATCAGAAGCAGCAGACTGCACCAGAAAATTAAGACCAGACCTAATGCTATGACTCTTGATGCCCGCGTCAGTCGATGCGACATTCGGTAATCTCCTTTTCCTTCCGAAGAAGCTGTATATAAATCCATTAGCAGCAATGAACTTTTGGTTTTCTTCAATCCATGACTTTAACTTATGGAACTCTTTAAAGTAGTCACCGATTACTTCTTGAGCTTCTTGAGGGCTAAAGTACTTTCCAGAATCTTTAGTCACTTGCTCACTGATTTTCTTTGGGCCTGCACCATACATGATACCGAAGGTTACAGCTTTTGCAGCCTGGCGCTTCTCTTTATATAGCTCTGCGACTTGATCTGCTTCGCAGGGTAGATTAAATACTTTCTTCGCAATATTACTATGGAAGTTACCACCGCTACGGAATACATCCATAAGGGCTTTGTCTTCTGCTAGTACTGCTGCTACATACACTTCCGCTGTTGTTAAGTCCATTGCTACAATCTTATGCCCTGGAGCTGCCATAATACAACCCTTTACAATAGGGTTGTCCCGAGGAAGCTGTTGCATATTAAGCTTGCCACTAGAACTAAGACGTCCGCTAGTAGTACTATGAAGATTAAAGCCTGTGCGGAGTCTAGAATCTCTATCCAACTGTGGTATGATTTTGTCCAAATAAGTATTTTTAATTTTGGATTTTTGCCTAATCGCCAATATAAGACCTGGGACTTCGGATTTTTCCGCCAATTCGCCAAGAACCTCCGCATCTGTTGAAGCTGCGCCTGTACCTGTTTTCTTTCCAGTAGGCTGCAAACCAAGGAAGTCAAAAAGAAGAGAGCGGAGCTGCACAGTGCTATTAGGATTAAAAGTTTTTCCATTTATTGCCTCGAACTTTTGAATAGCAGGATTCTTATATAACTCAGCAATTGCCTCATCAATTTCCTTCTGCATAAGCTCTTGAGATACAATTAAGCGATCTCGGTTAAAGGGTACACCATTATTTTGTACATCTGTCAAAAACCGTGATCCTGGGATAAGTATATTATCATACACTTTGGCCAGTTTCTTATTTTGCTTAATTTTTACAAACTTCTCGTATAGAAGAAAGGTACATACCGCATCCATAGCTGCATAGGTTTTCATAGTGTCAAAAGGGATACTATCCCAAGTGAACTGATCTTTTAAAATGCCATGCTCTTTTCGGTATTTATCCATCCAATCATACATTGGCTTCTCATAATCCCCGTAGGGAGTAAACTTAATAGCGAGCTGTTTAAGGCCATGACCGCCTGGGTTCTCATCAATAAGATAATGCAAAAGCATGGTATCTTCAAATCGTGGGAACTTAAAGTTGAAATGGTACTCAAAAAACGCTACGTCAAACTTAGCATTGTGGAACACTACAATCTTTTTCTCGAACAGCTCTTGGAGCAGTCGCTCAGTTTCTTCGTCAAAACACTGTGTATCAATGTACACGCCCTGATCTCGCTGATAAGACAGCGAGATACCTAACATATACCCATCTCTAGGATATAATCCTGTAGTCTCTGAGTCTAGTGCAATATATGGCAAAGGGTAGTCAATAGCAGCCTGAATATAGGCATTCGCTTCTACAGTATCCTGAATACCATAAGCATTATCATTTGTTATAACTACATCTTCGATTTCGCCTTTGATGTACTTAATAATACTATCACGAGAATCTTCCCAGGTACGTCTAGCTTCAGGCTTAAACGCCAGCATCGCAGGATTTATAATAGGCAAGAATTTCTCGTCTACTTTTTTACCAGAATACTCAGTTACTGAATTATTTTTAGTGAAGTACTTAAGAGCATCACTACCTACTAGAATGACATAGTCGTAGGCATCAATGTCTATCTTGATATCACAATCGCGTTTCAACACCTTCGTAATCGAAGCGTTAGAACATAGGTGATAGTGGTCGAAATCAAACTCATGGTCAAATTCCGATCTGAAATTAGTCTTGCTTGGCTTAGTCTCTATTAGAGCGACTCTTGGGCTCGTCATTGTTTCCTCTACTTATATAGTTTGTTTAGTAGTTTACTTACTTGTCCCTGAGTTAAAGCCCCAGGATCTGTTCCACTTAAATGAATATTTCTAGTTAATAACTCTGCTGTTTCGCACATAATTTTTACACGTTCAGCAGCCTGTTGTCCTGGATCATCCCCATCAAAGAAGATGTCTATAGTATCCACTCCTTGAATAGAAAGCATACGCAATTTATCCTCATTGATGTTCTTTGTCCCAAAGGTACAAACTGCATTAGTCATACCTTTGTCATGCAAGTTAATCATATCATATATACCCTCTACTAGTACAACACTACCATTGATAGGTTTTACTATAGGGAATAAAGGCATCTTAGCACCCGCAGGCGAGATCATGTACTTAGGTGTACCACCTGTAGTATGTCTACCGTTAAAGGCTACTATTCTTCCTGATATATCTCGAATAGGGAAGTTAATCCTACCTACAAAGTCTGCTCCTGCATTCTGGAATGCTTCAAATCTTTTATATGTTTCTGGCTTTATGTCCCGCCAGTTGCCAGTATAAGTTGTACTATTTTTGGGAAAAGACAAACCAACGCTTTCAGACCTCTTATCTTTAAGTTTCTTTTTCAGAAGTTCTCGTCTTAGTTGTAGTTGGTTTGCCTTTTCCCCAAAATAGGTAAACAAATTACCTTTGTACTCGCAAGAAAAGCACTGAAATATACCAGTGATTCGGTCTATACGCATACTAGGATTTCTATCTGGATGCTCTGGATTAAGGCATGAGACTAGATAATCTCCGCCTTTGGGTATGAAATACACATCTCGTGATTTCAATAACTCTTCTACGTTCATAAGTGCTACCCTTATCCTTTAAAGAATGCCAAAAAAACCCTTCTCTACTTTAGAAACAATATTATACTAAAATAGAGGAGGGAAGTCAAGAACTTTTTTTAGATATCATCAATGCTTTCGCCAGTCTTCGATGAGGAATCATCCCTCTCTTGAGGAGTTTGAGATGACTCAGGCCCGATCTTCAGGCTTTCCCAATCTACTACTGAACTGAATGAAGTCATGGCTCCGTTACGCATTTTCACACAATTGAGGGTAATACAATTATCCTCGTGATCCCAGGTCTCCAACGTGAATGCTGCGTCTGCTGCATCCAAGATACCTTTTGCGAATCGGGCTTCACCCGTTGCATCTGTCTGATAGGGCGAGAATACAGTACATTCGTACTCTTGGGCCATAGATTTCAATGCTTTACTTACTTCGATCTGCTCTGTCCAGTCATACTGACCGCCAGACCTAGAAGGAAGGTTGGATCGTTTTACTTGGTTAATATAGTCAACTACGATAACACCAACATTCAATGCTCTTACCTTCTTATCCAGTTCGGCACGAATCTTAGACAATGTAAGTGACGGATCATAAATAACGTCTAACTGTTGAGTTGGGAGAAGCTCACAGTTATTCTTTAAATTATAATGAAACTTAGCAAAGTCGCGGTCAGCTCTATACTCTTTCAAACGATCTTCCCCATTAACAAATCGAGAGGCCCACCATCCTGCAACCTTCTCCCACTCGCCAAGACTAAGATTCTTAGTCCGAAGTCGGCTAAAAGGAACTCCAGTTGCAATTGAACAGCAGCGCTGTAGGATATTTCTGCTATCCATCTCAATAGTGAAATAGATAGCAGATTTACCACTAGCAAAGACATTTTGTGCTATATTGGCACAAATTACGGATTTACCCGCACCTCTCTTACCACCTACCATCACAAGGTCTCTAGGAGAGAATTGTGTGGATAGGTCGTAATCGGCATTTAAACCGAGAGGAACGTACTTCTCTAATTCCTCTTCTGGCTCGAACAAGTCAATATGTTGCATACTTTCTTGCGGATCTTGTAGGTCAACCTTCTTCTCTATGTCTAGGACAATTTGATGAAGGTGATCTACGGACTCTTGTGCATCTTCAAAAGAGACACTGTTGTCAATATAATCTTCGAGCGAGTTGAGAATCTCTTTTTGAGTATATTCGTTCTTCAGGTACTGAAGAAGCATAGCGGCATCAGCATCAACAACGACACTTTCAACAGCGTATAACTTCTCTCTAGTAGCTGCGTCCCGAATCTCAAGTTTGAGATCATCGAACGTGGGCATTACGTGGAAGCTTTCGCAGTGTTTAGTTATTACTGAATAAAGTGCATGATACTCAGTAGGCAAATAATGCCTATGAGTAACACTCCAGGTCTGAAAGTCCTGGAGCGTTAACACTTTGTTTAGTAACGCACTTGCAATATTAACCGTAATTCTCCCAAATCCGATATGAAACAGCCACGGAGCATAACCCAGTGGCTGCTATTTATAACCTAACTACTAGTATTAACCAGCAGCTTTGACACTCTTAGCCGCACCATCGTAGTCAGCAGCGCTGATACCACGGCGAGTAAGCATTGTCTTAACGCCACGAGCAGTTTTACCAATCGCGTCTGCAATCGCTTCAACAGTCATGCCGTCAATTCCAGTAAGGCCAGCCAAAGGATCTTCCTTAGCGGCAGACTTAGTGGTTTCCTGACGAGGAATGGCATCGATCTCACCAGCACGCAACAGGCTAAGAGCCTTACCGCGTACAGAGTTCACAGTGCGACCCATAGCTTCAGCAATAGCCTCTACAAAAGCGCCGTCTTGTACCATAGATACAAACAATGACTCTTCTTCAGGGGTATAAGTGCGTACACTTTCTACCTTAGGGGCAGGCTTAACGTGGGCAGTCAATTCCATTGACAGGATCTTGCCTTGAATAGACTTAGGTGAGAAAGCGCCGTCTTCAAAGTGACCCGCAATTTCAGCATAAGTATATTCGCCGCTGTTGTCTGTAACGAATGCAGACAGAGTAGCTTCTTGAGCACCAGAAAATGCGCGTGAAGCACCAGCAGAGGCTAGTTCTACGTCGTGGCCCATTTTTCGCAATTTGCTAGAAACAGAACGAGTAGAGGTTTCAAGGTTTTCTGCAGCGTCAGCTACAGTTGCTTGAGAAACGGGGCTTTCGCCACCGATAAAGTTTGTTAATTGAGCGGTACGCTCTTCAGTCCATTTAGGTAATGAGGACATATATTTATTCTCCAGTTAAGATTAAAAGATTAGTTACAATAGTTACGCCAGCAGCTCTGGCCTGTTTAGTTTTTGCGGACTCAATTCCGCTTTCGTTCACTAGAATAGTGACATCCCGTGTCAAGCTAGACTTTACCTCATAGCCCTTCTCCTGAAGAGCTTCGTGAGCAAGGGCTTTCGTTTTATAACTAACTAACTTGCCAGTTATACACACTACACCATTCACCATGGAGGCATTCTGTGGTCTTACAAACTTAAAGTCAAAAGGAAGCATACTTACTAAAGGGAACTCCAGTTGCAGCCATCCTAATAGATTAGCTGTAGACTTCTCACCAAGACCGGCAGCACGACAAGTTTCATAGTTTATATCGTCAATAGATTCGCAAACTACTGCTAGCTTTTGTGCCGCCGTCTTCCCAATAAGAGGAATACTAAAAGCGGGTAATAACACATTTAGGGGAGCCCCTCGGGAGCGATCCAGTTCTTCCTTCAGCTTTACAGCAAGTCTCTCAGAACCAAGGCCGTGTACTAATTCTTCTAGCTCGAACGAATAGATTTCTTCTAGTTCTTGAATATCTAGTTTTCGTATAGTAGCTGGGCCAAGTCCTTTGATCTTTAACGAGCTTGCAAAATGCTCAATAAGTTTTTCTGTTTTCGCACCACAAGAGGCATTACGACAATACAGGAGATAGTTAACGCTTTCCAGAACCGCACTGCAACTAGGGCAGTGTGTTGGGGCTTGGATTGCTATCATCTGGTCTCTCCTGAAATTGAATGTATATTATACGCGTTTCTAAGATACTTGTCAAGAACTATTTTTCTTCAGGTAGATCAACATTTATACGTCGAACTACGCGAGGTATAATTTCCCCTGACCGTATTACTTCTACCTGACATCCTATCTCTAGATTCAAATCCCTGATGTATTGAATATTATGCAGAGTAGCTCGACCAACAACAGCCTCCCCAATTACAACTGGTTCTAGTATTGCTACTGGACTAACTACTCCGCTTTTGCCAACCTGCCAAACAACGTCTAACAGGGTGGTTGCAATACCCTCCGCCTGCTCTTTCAGAGCAAAAGCTCCGCGAGGGTGGTGGGCAGTATAACCCAGCTCTTCAAAAGTCTCGTTCGACTTGGTACGAAACACTAGACCATCTGTAGGGTAATCATCCACATTAAAGCGAGTAACTACATTCAGACCCATCTGGTGTAGGACTTCAAGAGAACAAGCATACTCAGGGGCGAGACTGGGTGATGCGTCGTAAGCTACGAACTGTACATCTCTACTCTTGAACTCTTGCAAGTCCTTAAGATTCAATGCACCCGCAGCGTAGTTACGAGCATTAGGTATACTACTTGGGGCAACGACTTCTCCAGTAATCTGAATAAGCTGTCTAGCACTAATCTGATTAGGGACTAGTAACCGTATCTTATCAGTAATATCTCTACCGTGTATGCCATCACCCCTAGTTAGCGCAATCTTCAATAATCCATTAATATAGAGTATTGATACAGCAGCACCATCAAGCTTAGGTGTTTCTATGCAATCAGCAATATCCAAAGGAGCTTTCGATAAATCGAAACACTTCTGTAAAGAATACATCTGATACGCATGAGGAACAGCATCAGTAACTTCATAGCCAACAGTTTTATAGTTGTATTTAGCAGCTAAGAGATCAAATGAGGCATCCGAAATAATCGAGTTACCTTCATAATAGAACTTACTTGCCTTATCTAAGAAGTCGCGCATGGTCTTTTTCCTAATTTTGAAATGATATTATACGCGACTTTAACCTTCCCGTCAAGAACTATTTATACATATCCTGAAGTAAATCAGAAAAATGTTCTTCAATAACACTTTTCGACTCTGCCAAGGATAGTATTTCTACTAGCCCAGCGAAAAGCTCTCTGGAGTTATTGAAGTCTAGGGGCATCGCGACGCCTTCAGGTGTGGGCTTCCATTCCTCGTCAAAATCCATATAGTACTTTCGGAGATGCAGATATTCTACTCCTCTGAAAGTATTTACGGTTAACCTTACTTGAACTTCTTTTACTGTATCATAATGAACTACACGGGAATAGGCTTCGGGAGCCTCATGTAGATCCATTACCGTCTACCTTCATTCTTTAGAATGGAGGAAAGCGGTAACACACTTGAGATGTTTCCAGGTTTTAATAATCTGTAGGAGTCCGTATCCCAACAGAAAAAAAGCAAAGTATCATCTGTCTCTGTAGCTCGATTCTTTTTTCCTTGAATATAAGGAGTACTAAAATCAAGCGTACAAACATTGTACTTTAGCTTATTTGATTGTTCACTACGATAAGTAATTATGGCATCACCATATTCACGCACGAGGTGCGCTAGTTCTTGCTTTTTCACTGTAGCTCCTTTGGTAGCAGTTTAGCAACAATAATTGCAAACGTGCCTACTCTAAGGTCATTTCTACAGGTACAAAAAAACCTCTATTGGGCGAACCCAATAGAGGGTGTTTCACTAGTCTGCTGAGAGCAGGGAGGTGAAGTACTGAGCCGCTTTGCCGGTCAACTTAGAGATAATCTCTTCATCAACAGGTTTCCCCGCATCAGTAATTGCAGCTATCAACGCTTCTGCGGCAGCTACTTTGGAGACACGAGTGCCACCTGTAGATGCTGCTGCACTGGTTGCTTTAGCTGCTGGGGTTTTCTTAACATAGACGCCAGCCTTTGTTAGGATCATGCGAACGCCGTTAGGCGATTCGTCGAGTTCTTCTGCGATGTCTTTGACAATCTCCATTGATGTTTCTGGAGTTGGGTCTTGCGCTTCGTATAATTCAATTGCTTTTGCTTTGCTTTCGTCTGTCCAAGCCATTTTTTTAGTACCTTTATTGGTGGTTGATTTATTACGCCCTGGGCAGCTACCCAAGGCTTTAAGTTGTGAAAGGTAGAATCTTTCTCCCATGCTATTCCCCTAAATTTGAAAAACTATTATAACTTAAATTTAAGGAAGCTGTCAAGAATTATTTTTGTAATGCTTCTAGGTTTACGCCATACTTTCGCAAATGTTCTAGCTTACCTAGTTCATACGCGGGTGTATACGCATTAAACCCACCTGCAGTTACACTAGTAAAGAAAGTATCTTCACTATTTATTCTCTGTATAACATATATTGAGTAACATGGGCACCCATACTTATTCTCATAGTCTACGGTCTTCAAGCCAGGCTTGTTCTCTTGGTATTCTTTAGTTAGCTTAGAACCTACCATTACCGCACTATGGTATGTGGCAGACCATGCAATCTCACCTTCCTTGAAGTCTTCGGATACACACTCATCTGGAAAGTAGTTTACTTCTTTTCTTTCCTCTGCTCCGGTAGGACGTTGTGGGACTCCAACTCTTTCAAGTAACGATCGCACGAATCCTGCGCTTCGAAAAAGCCTTTTCGATATATCTGTAATAGTTTCGCCTTGCAGGTAGTCTGTAACCGCTTCAGCAATCTCTGCATTGCTTGCAGGCTTGCCACGGTTTTGTGACTTACGAATTTTAACATATTCTTTCTGTTCTAAGTGACCACTGATAATAGCTGCTAATCGCGTAGTATTATACGCGATATTGAGCATATCACATGCCTCTTTCTTTGTTATAGGTTTAGTAGAAGTGTCCTGCGGGTATAACATAGTGTTTACTTTTTCTATGTTCGTCGCTGTCAGGTTCTCGTAGTCCTTCTTCTTCACTGTTCTTTTCACTTAACTTCACCTCCAATTTAAACATTAAACAGCATATTGCATGGGCTAAGTGGTCTAACCCAGTTTCTTCATCATACTCCTCTCCATCTATGTGGGCGAATATGTGACGCAAGGCTGCGCCGCTGTAGCGATTTTGAAGGTTGTCAAGTTTTTTCCAGTTATGTTCATCATACTTGGCTGCACCAAACGTCAGCACTTTACTTACTTCTAGTAACGCTTTTGGAGGAAGTAGGTACATCTTAGGCTTCTCTCCATCATACTTTCTACCCTCTGGAACGAACTTTGGGAACTCTCCGCTGGGTGCTACGTTAATCCATTTTTCTTCCATTACTATTCTCCTTCCTTAAACAACTCACTCAAGCTAGGAAAGTGACCTGCGATTATATCCCAGCACTTAGCCGCAATAATGCTATGCTCTAGTTGAGTGCCGTTAGCCATTCTAAGTTCACAATAATGTATCCAAGAACGAAGAGTACCGGCCATATAAAGAGTTGTTTCAGTATTCCCTTCAGGGAGAACTGCTCTAGCTTGTTCTTTAGCGATTCCATTGTCTAGTGCCCATGCGTATGTCTCTTTTGCACTGTTTATAAGTGCCATTTGTTTCATACTCCACTCTTCTGCTAAGGCTTTATTGTCCGTAGCATAGGAGTTTTGTCGATTCTTTTTATCCTGCAGCCTAGTCTCTCGCGTTTGAAAGTCTTGCGCTACAGCATACCGTTGGCTAAACTCTTGAAAAGAGAATGAGCGGTGGCGTAGAATCTGTCTAGAGATATCGCGTGTAGTCGTAATTGACATAGTAATAGATACCATCTCAAACGGACTAAAGTGATTCTCTTTAATTAAGTACTTAATTAGCTTACTAGCTGTATTAGTATTATTTTGGTTCGCAGGGTTACTTACTCTAGCAGTATATGCTATAAGCTCGTCTGCTGTACTGCACCCAGTAGCTGCACTGGGTTTAGTCATACCTATTAAACTTACGTTACTCATATTTCTTCCTCTAAACAATAATAAGGGCCAGAGTCTGGGGCTTGATACCACCATCGTTCCTCTGACGCATTAGGACAGCGAGCAGGCATTCCATACCCTTCAGTGCTAAGGTACTCTCCACAGTTGGGGCATTCTTCGCTATATAAAGATGTCAATATAGAGTTTGTCTCGCTCATTTTCTTGTGATCCTTTTATCGTAGTCCGCATAATCGTCCGACCACCATTCCGGTCTTTCCCTATATTTCCAACTGGCAAAGGTGGCTTTATCAAGGTGGTAGTAATTCCTATACGATTGTATAGGGTTATCGTAGTCTTTAAGTTCATCTGGCATTGCTAGTCCGAAGGTTGTGAATCCGACTCGCTGCATGTTTTTTGGTTCTGGCAATTTGTTGACGACATCGACAATCGACTTATGGTCTTTTCCATAGCGATAGCGATATTCATCATTAAGAGCATTACCATAGCAGTGTGTCCATTCAAAGTTATCTAGTGATGATCTCACCCAGATAGTACAAGGGTGATTGTACATCATTGGTAAATAAGGTGTAAGAGGTCGCTCTTCAAGAGGAAGACTCTTAATTGGTTTTTTGAGAGCATTCAGTTTATCACTCTCTGGTTTGGTAAGTGCACGGGGCACAAAACCTAAGTGCTCGTCAATCCAGATAGCAGTACACATAAGCTGTGCTACTTCTAGCGGCATCTTAACGATATGCTTATCTACATGGGCTTCTGCACATTTTTCGAAGTCCTCGTCGAGGTAAAATAAATTCATCTGGTACTCTCTAAATTTGAAATAGTATTATACTAGATTGAAGGTTTTTTGTCAAGACTTAAATTCTGGACGCTTAGAGCTTATCCCCCAGCTTTGCTCCGTCTTTTGCAGGCTGTCTTGTGTTATCCCAGGCTGCTTCTTTAAGTACTATCTGTTGGTAGGCTTCTGGTATTGGCCCAATCATATGTACGTTATCTCTTTCTAGTAGATCGGAAAATAGCTTCTTCTCCACTGAGATAGTGTGTGCTGGATGCCCTCCTAATTTATCATTGTAGCTAAAGTATTCAGGACGAAGTATGGGAATATGCCAACTGCTGGCTACATTCACTACTCCATGCTTATTGTCGTTATATGTGCCAGCCGTGTGAAAGAAGTCAAAATTTATCAAAGTTATACTTGCAAACTCACACTCAGGGGTATTGCATAGCCAATGAGCTGTTACCGCACCCGCAGAGAGTCTTCCCACAGTGTCCCCGTAGCTAGATCCAATGATTTTTATCGTGGCGGGATCGTACATCTGTATGTACTCATAGTTAGGGAGGCTAGGCTCTACCTTACCGGCCCATCTGCCAGGGTTATATAGTACTTTAGCTTCTTTAGGCCAGTAGTCTCTCATTCCTTGACGAAATGCACCAGTAGACCATATGTCTGTTCTAGTGCCTAACTGTTTAGGGTATGGGTCTGGTACTCCTTTTCCAAAACGTAGTACTAAATCATAGCTGTCTATCAGCTCTCCGTTATGTTTGTCTAGCGCACTTAACGAGTTCCCTACTAAAATTATATTCTTACCACGTATTAGATCGTAAAAGGTCAAGATATTCCTCCGCGAAAGGCTCGTTTCTATATTTTTGGTGTATAGGGGTTCCGTCTGTAAAGTGTACAGCTACTGGGTCTGCATCAGGGTGATAATATCCAGCCAACCAGTTATAAGTCTCTGGTAGTCGGCCTAGTTTATCTGTCCATCCGAATCTATGTAACCAAGCAGGTGTTTGACTATTAACTGCTTCGACTGTTAGTTTTTTATTATCCTCATGCGAACAATTAAATAGCATCATGGATGACCACCACTTTCTAGGATACCATTCATTCTTATTGTTTGAGAACTTTACGTCTTCTCTTACCATCTTTATAAGGTGGTGTACTACTGATATAGCCGTGTCTTCCTGGTAGTGGCCCAGCATTTGCATAGGGGATTTTCTCCATAGAAAATCACTATCACAGAACAGGGCCATGCCTTTGTAATCGCATAAGAAAGGCACTAAGAAGCGTGTATATGCAAATTCTGTAGAACCGTCTTCAACCCCGCGATCATATCCATAGGTCTCTTTTAGTACTCTCCTGTCCAAAAGCTCAACAGTAAGCCCAAATCTTTCTAAGGACTTAACGCATACTTCTGTATTTTCGGGTTGAGTGCTGTCGTGACCTACAAATATTCTCATGGCTTGGTTGCTTCTTCATAGTAAATGATGATCTGATTCTGTTGATTAATAAAGCGCCTTAACTCCGCTATATTAAGAGAGAGGTTTTCGTAGTCTTTGATACTGATGGAGATATAAACCAGCTCTCCATTCTTCTTAGTAAACTCTGCGGCAAATTCCTCAAAGTTATCCTTTGTAACTACATATATTTTTACATCGTTAAGCTGTACTGGCTTTGGTCTTACTACTGGTGGAACTAATGTTTTTACAGTATTAGTTACTGTTATTATTTTCGGTTCCTGTACCTTCGGCCACAGGCTGCACGACGATAGGAGTGACATCGTTAGTAATGTCAACCCAAATTTTGTCAGTTGCATTTTGCATCCTCGTCTGAACAAGCCCTGGCTTTTTAAGGGCCAAGGCTGTCAGGTTATGTCTTTGCAAAGTATTACGAAGCTCATCTCCGTATCTTTCTGCGTTTTGTAGAGCGCTTTGTAGCTGGTTATTTAACTCTGTATTCTTAGCGGCTTCGTTAGTTAGCATTGTTATACTAGCCTCACTTATTTGTACCGCTACTTCTAGCTTGGCTGCATTCTCTCTGAGAATAGCAATGTCCTCTTGCACACTTTCGTAGTAATACTTAAAAGCGGCTGTTTCTGCCGCTAATAATAGTACTAGTACTCCTGCTATTTTAAACCACATTTTCCAGTCTCGTCATCAAACGCTCGGCTCGATTTCCTACTTGGCGATACCAAACAGAATCTCTACCTTCGTCTGCTGCTTCTGACCAAGCTCCACAGTCAAGTGCTTTCTTAAAGTTCTGGAACTTTGAGAGTCGAGGCCGTCCAAGATTAAATAGCATGTTTACTAAGATCTCTTGGACTTCCTCTGGAAAACCATCCCATTTATCATATAGAACAGCACACTCAGCTATAGCAACTCCAAGGTCGTGTTTAAACGCAGAATTTACCCGTTCGTGGGTAACAACTGATCCTATTGGCATACCCTTTTCTGGATCGGTCTCTAGTACTAAGTGACCTATTCCGAATGTAGCATAACCGAGATGATCCTCGTATATCTCGTATTTAACTCCCTCATCAATTTCTAACTGCTTTTGTACTTTATCTATATTCATACGGTCTAATATCTCCTATTAGTTTATGCTGGCGAAATATATCATAGCAAAGGGAATTGTTATAACCCCTAATGCCGTTACAGTGTTACAGAATAAACACGTTGCTCTGTGTTCAAGTATACTTCTCACTTTATCTCCATTTAGCTTGAGCTATGCTCGGTTAGTGGGGTGGAGTTATAGTCCTCCTGGACTTTTCTTTGCTAGTTTAAACTCTACTGAACCTCTTCCTGGTGGAATGATAATGTGCAGTACATCAAATAGCTTCATTATTTTCTCTACCCACCACTCTGGAGGGTGTAGAGAGATGTGGGCGTTTCTTCCATCTGCCAATATTGATAATGCCAACTTACAATTTATGGAAATGTATCCGCCCACCATTATTACTCTTTGTAGATCTAAAAGTACATCGTCCACCAACTCTGGCTCCACATGCTCTAGTACGTCTATACACACTACTATATCGTGTGGCTCTGGTGGGCAATGTCCATTAGATGGCTCATAGTCTGTTACTAGAATATCTGGAAACTCTTTTTCCATTCTCATTCTTAGCCCGCTTGAGCCAGAGCCATAGTCTAATACTGTTTTACTTTTCCATCGGTTTATTACATTTATGGTATTAGCAAAGAAATGATCTTTCTCAGCAGTTACACCCCATCTTTTACCTTTAGCTTTATACGCATCATGGGTGTCTTTTAAAACTTTAGTGTACTCAGGCGTTATGAGCATTTGCTTCTCCACTGTACTAGTGGGCTACCTTTCTCGCGACTAGCTCCTTGCGAATCTTGGCTCGGGTAGGGCCACGTGTGTTTTTGTTGTTGTATGCTGACAGTAATTCCTCTGTCGAGGTTTGTTTCATATAATAGTGTATTTGGCCCGAGACTTTTTTAGTTTGTTTGTTATATACATTTACGGATTCTTTAAATTTAACTGGCATTTTTTGAGTTCCTTTTATATTCATCATTAAGTAGGTTAAACGCGTATTCGGCTACATTTTTATTGCTTGTTATCATATATACAGTGTAGGAGTCTTTTACCTTATACTTGACTACACCAGTATCTGTAAATTCTCTTACTATTACTAGATCATTCATCTTCATCTAGCTGTATTACGCCAGTAGAGACGAAATGATCTATAGTACGGCTCATGCCTTCTTGTACTCCGAGCGCGTGTGCGTGATACCCGCAACCTATTATACAAAATACAAATATGGCATATTCAATCATTTCCCTTCTCCTATAACTTTGCCTTTGAACGGGTATTATACGCTAAAGCAATGAGTTTGTCAAGAACTATTTTATGAGAGTATTATACTATAATGAGCACCAGATGTCAAGAAGAATTTTTAACTAGGACTGTAAAAAATAATTCTTGACATCACTATCGAAAATCGGTATAATAGTTTCATGAAAATAAAACCATACCAAAGAGGAACTATGATATGATCAGACAGTATGAGAAGGCTCCTTGGACTTACAAGGAACGCGAAAAGCTCGCACATTTTTACTTTCATGCAGGAATCGAGGAAATGATGGCAATA